TTTGAACTAATAGCACTTAAATTATTAATATTTAGTTTATCAGCAGAAATTGATGAAGATGCTATTCTATTAGAATTTAGAGTACCACCTGTAATATTAGAAGCATTTAAATTAGTTATATTTACATTACTACCATTTAATGTACCAGTATTTATTTGTCCTGCATTAATATATTGTGCTGACAAATTGCTAGTTGTAATAATATCACTTGATACTTGACTTGCACCAATTGTACCAGTTGTTATTTTATTACCATTTATAGTAGTTGAAGTATTGTTATTAACAGCAGTTATTAAACCAGAAATATTAACTTTAGAAGCTTCAATAGTTGCTGCTTCTGCAGTTAAGTTAATTCTTGCAATAATTTCATCAACACCAACTTTGGAAGCTTGTAATGTGATATATTTATCATTCATTTCAACTATAGTTGCATATTGTGAAGTATAAATATTAGAAGCCATTAATTGAACATATAAATATGCTGAACTATATCCTAATAATTCTACGTGATAATTACCTGATGTAAGATTTAAATATGTTGGATAAGCATACTCATGTATTTCTTCTTGAGCTAATAATGTATTAACACCATTTGCAGCAGTATGCTGACATTTTTTATTAACATATACAGTCTTATCACTACCATTACCATAACTTAATATTAATTCATCATAATTGTCTTGATCGTACCATAATAAGTCTTCTGGTAACTCATAATCAAATACATCACCAGTAGTTACATTAGTAAATCGTAATACTCTATTTTTTAAATATAATGTATTACTTGGATATAAGGTATTACTTGGATATAGATATGAAATATCTTCTCCTATTGGTTTAATCTTAACTGTCATTGGATTTGAAGCATTAACATTTTCTAAATCAACATTTCCTAAATCTGATGTAGCATCTACTGAAATATTTGCTACATTCTGAATCTTAATATTTAAATCATTAACAGATTGAGTAATTTGAGATATTCTACCATCTTGACCAGCAACTGTAGTTACTAATGTGTCATATCCTTGAATAACATTAGTATTTAATGTACCTGCCGTTATAAAATCTGCAACGATAGCACCATCCATAGTCATTGCTAATCCATACGGTCCATTTATACCTGTACTCGAATAACCAAGTCCATTTATGTTCCATCTCCATACTTTTTGAGCAGTAGTTGGATCTGGAGAATCCATTATATATAATTCACTTTGTGTTTTATATATATATCCACCCATAGCATTTGTTATTAACTGTGTAGCATTGTTTTTAGCTTCTGCTAATATTGAATCTGGTTCTATCTTTTTTACAGCCTTAATTGTATTATTTGTTGTGCTTGCATAACTAGGTTGCCATGTTCCAATTTGGAAATTAGTAACACGATCTAACATAACATCAAAAGTAGTTTCAATTACCCTAGTTTGATAATCAAGTCCTAAAATATGAGCTGTTACAGTATCACCTAAATAAACTTTTTCTAAATTAGAATAATTCTTATATTCATTTGTTTTAGATAATTCTATCCAGTCAATATTTATATTAATTTTAGGTTTATCCAACCCAGCATCATATAATTCGTTAACAGCATCTCTTAAGGCTTGATATGCATCATTTAAGTTGTGATATGCACCTGATACAGATTCATCTGGATCATACTTTATATCACTAAACTCTACTTTCTTAATTTTTGGTGATGGATATTCATTTATATGTGGACTATTAACATATAATTCTGGTAAGAATAAACCATCATATCCTTGTGGCATTACCTTTGTAGCCATTTCAGTAATATCTATTGATAGATTGATTCCTGTAATGTTTTTACCTATTAAAAGTTTAACACCTCTATCTGAACCAACTCTTGTTAATAAACTGATATCAAAATTATTTCTTTTAATTTCTCCACCAAATAGATTAATCATAGAATTGTCTTCACTACCCATAATAACATCTACTGGATTTCTTCTGACGTATCTTGCTGATTTACCATTACTAATATCACTTATTGCATTAAAGTTATTACTAAATACGGTATGTGTTAGTATATGGTTTAAAAATGCTTGTCCATTTAGATTCTGTGGATAGGTATCTTCTATAAAGTTGTTTAATAAATCATAAAAAATATGATAGGCAACAACTTTAATAGTTTTAAAAGTCTTTTGAACAGATACAATTCTAAATAATTGGTATGTATTATCGGAAACTTTACATTTTATAATATTTTCCTCTACCAAGTATTCAGATAATTGACCATTCAATAGATATTCCATTTCTAGTTGATATCTACCATTTAAAGCTTCTATAACTTTAGCTGATTTGATATCTTGTAGAAATCCTAGTCCATTATTGTTAAAACTTGTACAATTCTTTAAATAAATATTCATAAATACCTCCTATTGATATGTTTTTCTATAAGAGGCAACGAAATTAGTTATTGTACCTGATGTTTCAACTGTATTATTACCATTTATAAATTTTGGAAAATCATATTGCATTATTCCAGCAGCATTATTTCCATTTGAATCTACAATGACTTTGTTTTTGCAATCTAATATATATGTTCCATCACTATCATTTAGCATAAATGTATGATTATTGATAGTTATTGAAACATCACCACTACATGTTATTTCTAGCATCGGATAAATATCAGAGTAAGTTGTAATATTGAATTCATCATTTTCAATTAGATCTATTTCAGTTGCAACAATATCCTCTGCAATTGGATTAACTAAAAAACTTACTTGAAATTTTTTGAAATTGATAACTTGTTCAAATGGAATAGCATTATTAATTACTGCTGTATATTGTCTTTGATTATCAAAACTTAATGTTCCGTATCCATCTAAAAACTCTTTTATTTCATCAACATTTGCGTTTTCATTACAATGACATTCCAGAGTTAAATTAAAAGGTTCATAAGAATTTGTATCAATACTTATGAACCCATTTCTTCCCTCAATTTGATGAATATCAATTTTTTTCTTTCCTTTTGATATAGTTGGTATTTTTTCATTAACAATTCCTAATTCATTAAAATCTCTATTTTTCCACTTAATCATTATTCTTCACCCCTTGCTAATGCACTATTATGTCTATAGAATTCTAATTCTTGTGCAATTCTTTGAATATCACTTTCACTATTATTATTGAAATTTTCAATTTGAATGATTAATGGATTACTATTAGCTGTTGGATTAATTGTAGGATTAACACTCGCTTCAATACCAGCTGATAATTGTGACATAGCTGCATTTAATTCTTTTTGAGTATCTTCAATACCTTCTACAATGCCTAATCCTAAATTTACACCTATTTGTTCCTTCATAACTTTAGATGGTGAATGAATACCTAAAACACTCTTAAAACCATTGATAATATTTCCACCTATATTCTTAATACCATCTTTTAAGTTTTCCCATCCTTGTTTAATGCCATTGAATATACCTTCAATAATATTTTTACCAACATCTTTGATTGATGATAGACCGTCTTTTAACTTGCCTATTATCTTACCTGGTATTTCGGCTACATAACCGAGTAGTCTACCAATATTTTCAACTAATCCCTTTCCTAGAGATACTAATATTTCAATTGCTGCAACAACTAATTTAGGAGCTAATTCTATCAACTTACCAACTATCTTTATTATTATTTCAGGTATTCTTTCAATTAATCTTGGTAATGCATTTATAATGCCTTTTGTCAATGCAATAATTATTTCAATTGCTGCATCTACTAATAGATCTACATTATCAATTAAAACTTCTACTATTGTTAATATACAATCTACAATTGCTGGTATTAATGTAGGTAGGTTTTCTACAATTCCTTTAGCTAATTGAACTAATATTTGAATAGATGCTTGTAATAATAATGGTAAATTTTCTAAAATAAACATAGCAAGGTTAGTTAATAAATCAACTGCCATTTGAACTATTTGTTCTGAATCACTATTTAAGAATTCAATTAATCCTTGTAGTAAACCTTGTGCTGCTTCAATAACAATTGGTAATAAATCACTAATCATTTCTGCTAATATTGGAGCTATTTCTTTAAATAAATTACCAATTCCTTTTACTATTCCAGGAGCTATTTCTTTTATAACATTCGAAATGTTTTTTAAGAAAGTTTTGATAGAATCTGATAATTCAGATATATCTCCTTCCATTGGTTCTACTAAGAAATTTGTAAATGCTGATTTGACAGATGCAAAACTACCTGAAATGGTTTCTGATGCTTCTTTTGCTGTAGTTCCTGTGATACCTAAATTATCTTGAATAGCATGAATTGCTTTATACACATCATTTAAATTATTAATATCATATTTAACTCCAGTTAATTTTTGTGCATCTGCTAAAAGTCTTTTCATTTCTTCTTTAGTACCACCGTAACCTAATTTTAAGTTATCTAACATGGTATAATTTTGTTTAGCAAATCCTTTATAAGCATTTTGAATACTCTCCATAGCAGTACCCATTTTATTTGCATTATCAGCCATGTCAATTACAGCTTGATCTGCAGCAGCAGCTAATTCTATTGGATCTGATATACTTTGTTTTAAAGAAGCAGCAAAACTTGTAACTGTAGACATATATTCATTTGCACTTAAATTAGCTGTTTTATATGCTTGAAATGCATTAACCGTTACTCTCTCTTGTGCTTCATCTAATTTATTGTATTCATCAGCAACGTCATCTACTGATTTACCAACCTGTTTAGCATATTCTTCAACATTAGATGCTTCACCAGTACCAAATAATGTAAATACACCACCTAAGTTTTGTTCATATTCTGCATATTCTTTAACACCTTTAGCAACAACGCCAGCAATGGCAGTACTTACACCTGCAACAACAGCAGCAACTTTTTTTGTTACTTCTACTGCAGTTGCACCAATGCTTTTTAATGCACCACCTATTTTTGATAGATCAATGGAATTAGTACCTTTGAGTTCTTTATTAAGGTTTTGTAAAGCACTTTCACTTTTGGCTATTTCAACACTTAATTCTCTATAACTTTTCTTTTGATCTTCTGTTAACGAATTATATTCTCCCATTTGTTTTTGAGCAGTTTTTAACTGATTTAGTTTTTCAGTAGACGCTTGAATATTCTTTTTTAAAACATCTTGTTTTTGAGCTAATAATTCAGTGTTTTTTGGATCTAATTTCAAAGCTTGATTAAGTTGTTTCAATTCACTGTTTGTTGAATATATGACCTTATTTACACTTTTTAAAGAGTCTTGTAGTTTACTTGTATTACCACCTATCTCAATAGTAATTCCTTTAATATTCTTTGTTGACACAATTGTTTCACTTCCTTTCTTTTAAATACTAAAAAAACCACTTATTTCTAAGTGGCTTTTTTACTACTCAAAAGAGTAGTATTATTCAGATACTTCTTCTACAGGTTCATATACTGCATCAAAGAATGAATCATATGCAGTTTTATTACTTGATGTAGGTTCTAAGAAAGTTCTAACAAGTTTATCAGTTAATCTTGGCATTGCTTTCATTGATAATGTATCAGTTTGAGGAGTTACACTAGCTTCCTTAGTTTGTCCATTGTTAGCTGGTCTACTAGCTTTACAATTGTAATACCAGAATCTTCTATTGTGTTCATCTCCATCAATTTGGAATCCAAAAGCAAATCCTTTTGATTTTGCATCTGATTTTTCAACTAATGCACCATTACTATCAACTGTTTCTCCAAGAATCTTAGTTCTAATTGAATCTGGCAATAATGCTATTTCAACGTCACCTTCATATCCTTGATTAGCAGTATCAGAAAAATATTTAGTATTATCAGCATAAAAATCTGTATCATCTCCAGCTGGTGTTAATGATAAATTAACTGCACCTGGAACTACTACAGGAGTTTCATAAACATATTGATTTTGTTCATTTATAGTAAATGGAGCAATTACAACATGTGATAATCCGAATTTAACTTTATTCATAATCTATTCCTCCTTAAATTAAATAATAATTATGATATATTTTTTCATCTTCATCCCATACCTCATCATCTATAGTATAAGGAATGTTATGAGAATCAAATAAATCCTCAATTTGATGTAATAATTCAACATCATGTTTTAAAGTAACAACTTCGATTTGAAAATTATTACTTTTATAATAAGTTTTATTCTCTGCATTAAAAACATCAGCAGGAGTCATACTATAAGCCATAAATGGTGGATTTTGTGCTTCTTTAAAGTGATCATAAGCTACTGGTATTTCTAATTCTTGTAATAGAGTATATAATTCTTTTTCTGACATATTAACCTCCCGTTTTAATTATCTTTTCAACATTTTTTTCGTATTCTTTAATACAAGTTTCTTCAACTGGTTTGATATGAACAATTGCTTTTGTCTTTTTACCATTCCTAGTTAAGTGTCCTTTTTCAAGTAAATGAGTTAACTGATAATCAGTTGCATTATGAATCGTACACGATATATAATTTGAACCTTTAGTAGTTTTTACTCTCCACCCTTTTGCATATTTACCCTTATTTTTAGGTGAAGTTGCTTCAAGAGTTTTTTTACCATCTTTTGCTCTTTGTATTACTTCATTAGTAATACTTTCTTGTATATCATCAGAATAACTATTTAATATTTCAGTAATATCTAAAATAGAAGATGCCATTATTCACTTACTTCCTCATCAGAATTATTAACACCTGCTTTAGATTCACATACAAGCACAATATCAAATTTATTTTTAGGATCAACTGTTCTAATAATGGAATATCTATTATTGTTCCATTTTAATTCTGATTCACCAGAATAATTTAACCTCTTAATAACAAACTCGATAGTTGGTTTATATCCAGCAGTTAAAGCATTATAATATTCATTAGTTTTAACACTTTGCCTTTTCGCATATGTTTTTTTAGATGTTTCGGAAGTAGATATACAGTTTCCTATATCATCTACTCCCTCAGTTTTAGTGATTAAATAAATAATTTCAGTGTAATCCATTATTTACCTTTTACTGTGTACTCAACATAATTTCTTAATTGATTTTTTTGTAATCTATAAGAATTACTATACATTTCAGCATTATTAACATCTAAAAAACTTAATACATATGTTTTTATCGCAGTTTGTACTAACTTATCTTTTTCAAATAAAGTATCGACTATGCCGATACTCTTTAAATCGTTTTTACAAGAATCAATATAATCATTGATAATATTATCAAACTCATTATGATTAATGCCTTGTATTTTTTTTATTTCCTCAAGCATAGTCTTCCTACTTTCTATCTATTATTCAGAAGTTTCTTTTTGACCAAGAGCGAAACTTGCTGGTTTAGCTTTACCATCATAGATACCATAAGCACCATAAGTTACTTTTCTACCTTTGATAGTAGATTCTTTATCAACTCTTACTGAACTAACTTCATTGAAGATATAGTTTCTAGGATTTCCAGCAACGATATCATCGTTTTGTAGATATGGATCTACTTCGATAGAGAATCCTTTAACAGCAGGGATACCATTTAAATATGGATAATTTCCATTATTATCTTTATAAGAAATAATGTCTAAGTTAACATCTGTAGAGATATAAACTTTAGCACCAATTCTAGCATCTTTAGATAATGATTTATATGTGTTTAATATTCTTTCTATAGCATTAGCACCAGTTGTAACTGGAGTTAATCCATGAGTAACACCTGTAGGTTGTCCACTACCAGATCCGTAAAGAACAGCTTTAACGATAGCTTTACCCATTTTTTCATTTAATTCATCTAAAATGAAATCAATGAATGAATCAACAGCCATTTCTTCTAACTTCCAAGTGATAACGATATCTTTTGCAAGTTCGAATCCTGTTAATTGTAAGCTCTTATATTCTTGACCTTCATTTTTAGTTTCAGTAGTTTCTGAATACCAATTTGAGTCATCAGCTGCAAATAAATAAGGTAAATCAACATTACCATCTACAGCTAATTTTCTTACATCTCTAAAGAATGGTGAATCTTGAGAAATTAATTCCATTAATTCCATTCTTACAGATGTAGGGATGAATAAACCACCATTGTTTATTCCTTGTGTATCAACAGCACTAGCAGTGAATTCAGTAGCAGTAGTAGTGATAGCATCACCTAAAGCTCTTTTTTCATCTTCTGTGAATCTTTCTTCTGGAAGATTCATCATTTTTTTAGCCCAAGCATTTCTATATTCTTTGCTTGATAAATCGAATTTCTTTTCTTTCATATCTTTTTCCTCCTTAACTTCGATTTCTAATTTTCTAGCTTCTACTTCGCCAGATTCTAATTTTTTAGCAACTTCATCTTTTGCTAATTGAGATCTAATTTCACTTTCTTCAGATTTTAAAGTATCAACTTCTTCATTAAGTTTTCTTATTTCTTCAATATCCTCAGATTTTGCAACTAGATCTTTTATTTGAGCCATTCTTGACTCTATTTCTTTAAGTCTATCCATCTTGGATACCTCCCTCTAAAATATGTTTATTTTATTCTTTAAAAGTCTACCTTTAAACAAAAAGACTATTATTGCTCAAGTCCAAGCATTTATTAAACAGTTTAGTTGAATCACTCAACAAAAAAAGAACTCAAGTCCAAGTTCTTAGTTCATAACTGTATTAACCTAATTTTGACATTATTTCTTTTTTTGCATTTTCTAATTCTTCTTTATGTTTTCTTATTTCTTTAATATCATTAGATGATTTTTCTAATGATCTAGCATAAATAGATGTTGAATCATAAAATGGTTGATCTACTACAGATACATCATATAGTTTTTTAATACTATTAATTGTTCTTGTATTAGTTTCATAATCGTATGTATCTTCATCAACACTAAATGCAAAACTCATTTTATCCAATAATCCTGCTTTAATTGCTTCATAAATATTTTTATGTTCAGTAATATTAGGATTTAATTTAGCTTTAATCTTTAATCCTTTTTCATCTACTGTTAATTCTAAAGAACCACCCTTAGTTCTAGCTAAACATAAGAATGAATCATTATGATTATATCTTAAAACAACATCAGTCATATCTGCATTATCTAATGCTCTATTACTAATTACTTCTGTGTAATCATATGTTGCGGGACTATTGAAAACAACAGCATATCCCTCAATGATCATTTCATTTTGTTCATCTTCTATTGCTCTCATTTCTAAATTTTCATTTAGAAGTCTTACTTCTTTATTCATCTTGTTCACCTTCTTCCTTATCTTTATCATCATTACCAACTTGATATTGTTTAGCAATGTTACTATCAATATGATTTAAATCTTGTAATACTTTTTGACCTTCACCATTTGGTAATGGTTCCATATTAAAGATTTCTCTTAATTCATCTACCATCATTAAGTTATTTGCATATCTTAATACATTAATCTTAGTTTCATTACTTGCATATTGAAGTCTATTTGACGTAAATATTACTTTATTACCATGATTTCTTTCAGTTTCAGTGAATAATTTATTAGTGAACTCATGACTCATTTGAATTGCACATGGTTCAATAACACTTTCATAGAATGCATTCCATTCACTTTCACTATATTTTGATTGAATAATTGATTCTGATAATCCAAAATAAGCTAATACCTTGTCATTAATCATCTTCATTTGTTCTGCAGTTGCAGTTTTAGGATCTAATGTTATAGGTTTAAACTCTTTTGTTGCATCTAATACACCAAAACCATCACTATCTTCGCTAGTAATACTATCAATAAACTCTTGCCTTATTTTTTTAGCATCATCTGGTTTTAACATTGAATTAGATTCTTTAATGACACCTTTAATGCTTTGAGTTACTTTAATAGCATTGATTATTCCTTCATCTAAAATATGTTTCATAGACAATACTTTAGTGATTGCCTTATTATCTCCACCTCTAAAACTATCTAAACTAGTAAATCTTTTTAAATGAATTAAATCGTTCATTTCAATAAATCTACTTTGTCCACTACCAAAATTAAACTTTAAATATATTTTATTTTGATACTCGTATGGCTCATAGTTACCATAATGAAGTGGGTATAAGGCAACTGGTTTAAAGTTTTTATCTTTTTGAATATATACAAATGCTTCATTATATGTGTATAACTCACTTAAAATGTAATAATAGAAATAATATCCATTCATATAATCGTTTGGTCTTTCAGATATTATTTTTTGTAATCTATCATCTGCATTTCGATACTTTTTATCTTTGTTTTGAACATGTTTAGGATTTAATTTTGCACCATTTCTAGCGATTGTATCAATGCATATTCTTGCATCAGGATCATCATATACCTTGCCATCATATTTAGTAAAAACTGGAATATAACCATTTAAAAATTTTAATCTTATAGCATTAACTATTTTATTGGATTTTTCAGTACCAAATAATCTACTAAATAAACTTCTTTTTTCCTTAGCCACTAGTTTTAACCTCCTCACTTATAAAATTTAAGTATTCTTGATTCTTATCAATAAAAATACAGTAAGCATCAATTAAACTTACTGTACCATCTATTCTTTGTCTTGATTTTTCTTTATCTGGTTGAATATTTTCGTTTGAATCCATCTTGACAACTGTGTTAGATAAACACCACTTTAGTATCGGATTATTATCATAGTTTACTTTTTTATCCATTAAATCAGCTCTTAACTGCTTCATAGGACTAGACATTGTTTTCATACCTTGTCTTACTTCAACCATATTAAATCCGTAACTAATCATTTCTTTGCACCAAAACTGTGCATTCCAACTATCATAACCAATATATAATGGTCTTAGATCATAATCCCTGACTTGTTCAAGAAACCAGGCAGTAACATCTGAATAATCAATTTTAGAATCACCAGATAATCTTAAATATCCATTCTTTAACCATTTATCATATGGTATCTTATCTTCAATAACTTTCTTTTCTAATGAATTTGTAGGAATCCAATACATTTGTTTTATTTTTATTTCTCCGTTTTGAACTCCTAATAATGTAGCACATGTTAAGTCAGTAGTACTTGATAAGTCACATCCTCCAATGCAATAACAGTCTTTAAATTCACTGTATTTTTTCTCGTTATTAAGATCCTCAAATGATAGCCAACAATTAACACTGTTTTGCCTTACATTAAAATCTTTACATAATAAATTAACTAGCTCAATTGGATTATTTTTGGCTCTTTGAACCTTTTCTCTTAAATCCTTAATAGATTTTATAGTTCCAAGTGCTGGATTTGCCTTAAACCACGATTCTTCACTTAACCACTCATTTTCTTCATCTAATTCATATATGATTGGAAGCAATGTTTCATCTTCTATTGTACCTTCAATAACTTGTGAACTGTAATCATAATCGTTATCAAAAACATTAGATCTAACTGTTCCCATTGTTGAGGTTTCTAATAGTAATGGTTGTTCTCTGGCACTCATAGAATCATACATAACATCCATTAAATTTTTATCGGTCCATGCATGAGTTTCATCACATATTACACATGATGCATTCAAACCATCCATTGAGTTACTATCAGATGCTAAGGCTCTAAAAAATGAATCATTAGCATCATAATAGATACCACCTATTAAACAGCGAATCCTTTTAGCTAAGCAGGGCGATTTCTTAATCATTTTTTTTGATTCTTCCCAAACAATTTTAGCTTGTTCTCTTTTAGTAGCAACTGAATAGATTTCTGCTCCACCTTCTCCATCTTTTGTTAACATATAGTTAGCAATTGCAGAAGCAAGCACAGATTTACCATTTTTTCTTGCTACAAAAAATATTGCTTTTTTGTACTTTCTTAATCCTGTATCTTTATCAACAAAACCAAATAATGCTTGTACAAATGCTTTTTGAAACAATTCTAATTTTAATGGCTTACCACACCATTTTCCTTTTGATTGTTTGCAATATTTTTCACAAAAATGAATACATCTTAACGATTTTCTTTCATCAAATACATAGGTATGTGTTTCATTTTCGCCAGTTAATTTATTATAAAAAGAAACCGTTTTTGGGTTTCTAATGTCATCAACTAACTTCTCATAAATTTTTCTAACTTTTTTTCCTACCTTATTTGGATTATCAATGATCCATTTATAATATTCTTCTATGTAAGTCACTATAAATCATCTTCATCAAATTTATCTTCATCATTATATGATGTTTCAGGTAACAAATCATTTATCTGTTTAATAATGGATTGATAATTCTTAACCATAGTATTATATGGTGATAGTGCTGGATTTGCTCTCTCAATAAAATATTTTCCTTGATCCATTTCCACAACTAATCCTTTACTATCAATTTCAGATTTTAGATTCTTTAATGTTTTCTTCATGTATTCTGCTTCCTTAATAAGATTTAAACCTAACACACTTTTTTCATTATCCATCTCATTAAATGTTTCTTTTAACATTTTAAAGTTAATTTGAACCTTTTTCACGATTTTTCACCATCTTTCTTTCAGGTAGGGGGGTTATGCACACGTTTTGCACATTTTTCGAAGGTCCTTGCACCGTTGTCCTATAGTGGCAATTGATTGCTCTAATAGGGGGGCTATGACCTGCTTATTAGATTGCCTTCATCATCAAACATAACATCATCTCTTGTTACCGAAGAATTGAAATGCTCTTTATTATGACAGTCTATACACAACCCTTCTAAGTTATCTATGTTCAAAGATATATTATAGTTACTAAAGTTTTCATCAGTTAAATATATCTTATGATGAACGATTCCTTTTAATCTTTTTTCTTGAGGTATATATTCACTTAGTTTATCAACATATACTGGTCTATGACATCTAGCACATAAACAGTATTGTTTCCTCCAGACATTAAGTCTTACCTTCTTCCATGCTGTAGTAGCATAAAACTCTTGTCTAGTCATAATCTATTTTCTTTTTGATTTTTCAACTTTAGTCTTTGGAACTACAGCTCTTTGAACTTCTTCTGAATCTTTAATGATTTCTACTATCTTAACTAAACCTTTTAATTCTAAATGTTCAGCTCTTTCTTTAGTAGTAATCCAAGTACATCTATTAGGATGTTTTTCAGGATTCTCATAAGGAATATCAGTAGAAGTTACTTTTCTTTCATCTTCTTCAATATCATAATAATTTCTGATACATTGAACCTTAACCTTCATATTTCTTTCCTCCTCATAATAACTTTTTTTATTAAAAAATATAGAAGCATATTTATCTTCTAATTTTTTAAAACTAAACTTAGGTACATTAGTTATTCTTTTTGCAACATCATCTACATTGCTGCAATCAAAATTAACTATGTAAGCATTCTTTCCATCCTCTACACCTATTTCTTTTAAGTAAGGTAATGGTGTAGTTATTATTGGTATGTTTCTATATAGTGATTCATTCAGTGTATAAGAACATGCTTCACTATCAGATAATAAGCATACATATGTTGCCATACTTAAAAACTTATCTATATCTAATCGATTTGGTATAACTATCACATTAGGATGACATATAGCACCAATGTCATTTGTTATAACAAACCATATGTAATTAACTTTTGCTTTATCTAGTGCTTTAGCAAGTTTTAACATTCTATCTGGTCCTTTATGACTATGTAATCTTGTAGCACTAACTATTACAATAGTTTGTTTTTCTTCTATTGTTAATGGATTATAACTTAACATCACTTTATTAGTATGAAGTATTTTTTCCATCTTTTCTTTTAAGAAATCAGTTATTGCAATATACTGTTCTATTCTAGGATTATAAAGAGGCATTCTACTATATATTGGATTAGAATAGTCAGCATGTATTGTTTGATATATCCTAGCAGTTTTATTAATGTAATTAATTATACTCTGATCATAATTAATTATTGCTACATCACATTCTATTTGTTGGTCAGTATGAATATATACATTACAATATTTTCTTAATCTAATTTTTTGCGTTTCATCACATTTTTTACAAACAACAGCAATATCTAAATAGTGATATTTTTTTACTAATTCATATACATATGTTTCTATACCTCCTAATTTACTGATAGTAGGCATAAATATTATATTAGAATGCTTAATTACTTCATTCATAATTTATTAACCATTTCATTACAACTTTTTAGATATTCATGTAATTTCTTCTTAAGATATTCTTTGATTTTTCCTTCTGGTTGTTTTTTTATTAATTCATACAATTCACCACAAAAATTAAATCTATAAAACTCATATTCAGTCATGTTACTTATTGAATTAGAATTAAGTCTATTCCATATATGTGAAGGTCTACCTAAATAAGTAAATGAATTACAATTTAAAACCAATCTATAATGTTGACCTAAGTCTTCAAATAATGTTCCTTCTTTTTGTAAGTTATCTAATAAGAATGATTTCTTACAAACTTTAGTCCATAAAGCACAAGTATATCCGAATATTGCTTCTTCTTTAGTTTCATAATGTTGTCGACAAGTCATATCATAATCTATTGTATGAACTATATAATCTAAAAACATTATATCTTCACCATTTAGTTTATAATCGATATCTTCAAATACATTATTATCAACAAATCTATCATCACAATCTATACAAATAATATATTCTCCAGAAGCTTCTGCAATGCCAACATTTCTTGAACCACCATTTAGTCTTCTGGTCTTATTTTCTATAACTTTGCAGCCCATACATTTGTTGTTAAATAACTTTTCATATTCTCTAATTATTTCAATTCCACCATCAGTACTCATATCATCAACAATGATAACTTCATAATTAGTAAATGTTTGATCTAATATGCTTTCAAAACAATTAGTTAACCATTCTTTATTATTCCATACTGGAATTATTACACTAAACTTAATCATCCAAACATCCTATCTATGTCACTCTGTGTTGCTTTCTTTTCTTTATCCTCAACACTTGACAATAAAATATTCATTAAACTAACAAAAGACATTTCTTTCATGTCTTCAAATGTGATATTTAATCTTTTAGCTAAGGCGACTACCGTATATTCATCTGCTGGCTCATCAGAAGATGAAGAAATATTAGTCTTGATGTAGTCGCCCTGATATGGGAGAACAAGCTAAAAGAATTACATCATTCATCCATTCTTTATCATCATAGATACTATTAATACCTCTCAAGAAACTTTCATAATCAGTAACTTGATTAGAATCAGCTTCTTTAATAAGAATGTATGATATTCTTAGAAGTAACTCAATTACTCCATCTATTTCATCTGCTGTTAAATCCTCTAATTTATTAACATCTAGTTTTGCTAGATTCTTAATATCTCCTATAAAACTTCTTCCAGTTTCATTTTTATATGCAAATTGAGTAAATGCACTCGATTTCATCTTATAATCTTTATCAGATATTTTAATTATTCTTTCCATGTTTATTTTCCCTCCTATTTAATATGTATCTTTTTAATTCTACACAAGACATATCATCTATTGGTTTTGGAGTATATCTTTCTTTAACTTCTAAAAGATATTCTTTAAAACCTTTCTCATCTCTAATTCTCTTGTGTATTAAATCAGTATTATCAGTTCTTTCAATAATCAAATAATCATATAAATGGCATTTATTAGCATAATCTATCATACTATATACAACTTCTTTTTCATTGCTGCATATATCTAATAATTGCCATCTTCCTACACTGGTATATAA